ATACAGGCCCAATGACGGCCGCAGGGTTTACATCGCCAGCGCGATGAGAGGAGACATAGAAGGCAACCTCAAAAAAGCTGCAGCATACTGCCAGGCAGCTGCAGAATCCGGAGCGATACCAATCGCTCCACACCTTTATTTTTCATCCTACCTGGACGACAGGATCCCGGAGGAAAGAACCGCCGGCATGGAGATGGGACTGAAGATCCTGAAGAGATGTGACGAGCTCTGGGTATTCGGACCACCAACGGAAGGAATGAAGGCTGAAATAAGGCTGGCCGAAATACTGAAAATACCGGTCCTTTACATTCCGGAAGAGACAATAAATAAGATTTTGGAGAGGAGATGTATCGCATGAACAAAGCAATATTCACAGGACGCCTGGGCAGTGACCCAGAGCTCCGTTATACAAACACCGGCATACCGGTGTGTACTTTTAACCTGGCAGTAGACAGGCCAAAGCCAAAGGAAGGAGGGGAAGGAGGAACAGACTGGCCAACCATAGTGGCATGGAGGCATAAGGCCGAATTTGCGGCCAAATACCTGACCAAAGGACGCAAGATCCTGGTTACAGCAACAGTGAGGACCAGGGTAACAGAGGACAGCAGCGGCAAGAAGCGCAAAATCACAGAGTTCTGGGCCGAGGAAATAGAGTTCTGTGACAGCAAGCCGCAAAACAGCACGGCCGGAGCGAGCACACACCAGGACGACCAAAGCGATTATTATCCGGAGGATGGCTTCACGCCGGTAGACACTGATGAGGATTTACCATTTTAGAGAGGAGGGGTAAGTATGGCGATGAACAGCAAGGAGTCAATGGGCATAGCAGGCATGAGCTTTGCCTGCTTAAGCACAAGAGTGCTGGAATTAGCACTGCAGAAAGGAATCGAGGCCGGGACCAAGGCAGCAATGGATTACTTAATCGAGGAAAAGAAGGAGCAGAGGAAAGGGAGGTATGACCGACGGCTGCGTAATACCCGATTATTGCTTAAGAATTATAGAATGCTGAAGCAACATGTCCAGGGCGCCGTGTTCAACGCCAAGCAGGCAAAGGAAAGTGCGATTGATATATTAGACGGTTTGGACGAGTTCAGCTTCGATGATAACCTATACATCGAAAGCATAAAGAGAAGCCAACAGAGGACCTTTATCATACTGCAACACATCGACGAAATGCTGAAGTATTACAGAATAGCCTGCGAGCAATCAGGCAGGGAGGACGAGATGAGGTGCTACAGGATCATCATGAAGACTTACATAAACGAGGAACGAAAAACAGCCGAGCAAATCGCCGAGGAAGAAAACATCGAAAGGCGCACAGTTTACAAGAACATCAACGCGGCGATAAAGCCTCTCTCTGCCTTGATTTTTGGCATTGACAGCCTGAAACTTTACTGAAAAAGTATGGTGCAAAAACCATACCAGCACGGGGCACAAATTGGGCACTGTGGCGGCACTTTTATTATAATAAAATGATAGCGTGGAGGAGTGGAAATATGGCCAAGAAAAAGGCAACAAATACCTTCATCGAGATTGACTACTCAACCGAGGCAACACCGAGGGCAGTAACACCGGATGGGATTCCGGTTTTCTGTGCTCATGATGATATTATTCCGATTGAGAAGGCGATCCCGAATCCCAAGAACCCGAACCAGCACAGCCAAGCTCAAATAGAACTGCTGGGGAACATCATTAAAGCAAACGGATGGAGAGCAGCGGTCACCATTTCAAAGAGGAGCGGCTTCATTGTCAAAGGACACGGCCGACGCCTGGCAGCGCTTCACATCAAGAGCGGATACATCCCGGTAGATTACCAGGACTACGCAAGCGAAGCCGAGGAATGGGCGGACCTCATAGCAGACAACAGACTGGCCGAGCTCTCAACCCTTGACACAGGAATGCTGGTCGATTTAATCAATGATATGGACACCGGAGAGGTACCGGTGGAGCTGACTGGTTACACCGAGGAGGACCTGGCGGCCATCATAGCAGCTCTGGAAGGAGCAGACGACACGGTGGACGACAAGGCCGACGATGTACCGGAGACCAAAAACATACCAATGACCAAGGCCGGAGATATCTGGTTCCTTGGACCACATAAACTGATATGCGGCAGCGCAACCGACCGGGAGACCATCGAAAAACTGATGGCCGGAGAAAAGGGCCAGATGGTCAACACGGACCCGCCATACGGCGTAAGCTACGAGACCCAGAGCGGCAAGTTTGACATGATCAAGAATGACGACCTTACCGGCGATGGTTTAATGGCTGACCTTCTGATACCGGCATTCAAGAACTATGTAGAGTTCACGGATCCGGACGCAGCCTTTTATATCTGGCACGCCAGCAGCACCAGGCGAGACTTTGAGGACGCCATGACAGCTGCAGGCCTCATCGAAAAGCAATACATCATCTGGGTAAAGAACGCACCGGTACTGGGTCATGCAGACTACCAATGGGCGCATGAACCGTGCTTCTATGCAGAGAAGGCAGGCCAGAGCGCTCACTTCTACGGAGACAGATCCCAAAGGACAACCTGGAAGGTAGTCCTCCGGGATAGTAACCACATGGCAACGGTTCTCACAGGAGGCGTCGTATTGACCGACGGAGCCGGAGGAAAGGTATTCATCAATGACAAGCCGCCAAAGGGCAAGAAGATCAGGTATATACGCTTAAGCGAAGGCAAGAGCGTCTGCCTGTATCCGGAGAGCAAAGCGTCAACCGTCTGGGAAGTGGCCAGAGAAACCGGCACAGAGCACCCGACACAAAAGCCGGTAGAGCTCGCAATCAGGGCCATAGACAACAGCAGTAAGCCAGGAGACCTGGTGCTTGATTTCTTCGGAGGCTCCGGGAGCACACTCATAGGAGCCGAAATGACTGGCAGGCGATGCAACACAGTGGAACTGGATCCAAGATACTGCGATGTAATCATTAACCGGTATGTGCGCTTCACAGGAAATATCGGAGTGACCTGCCTGCGAGATGGCCAGGAGCTGACATACATGCAGCTGAAGCAGGAAAACGACAAGCTCAATGGCCTTGCGGGGGGGGGTACAGAAGATTGACATTTAAGGCAAGATGCGCATTCACCCGATTAATCCGTATAATAAACAAAATATTCAAGAGATAACGGCAGGTCACAGCAAATGGCCTGCCGTTTAATATTTCAGGAAAGGAGGAAGCAGCATGGGGAAACGCAAAGAGAATATCTATCCATGGGACAGGATCCCAAGGGAAACACCCAGGGAGTATCAAAAGTTTTGCGCATACCGGGACATGAACACGGCGGACAGACCGATCCGGACACGCAGCCTTCCGAAGCTGGCCAAGGAAATAGGCTTCTCCCTGGATCACTTAAAGAAGTTAAGCGCGAAAAACAACTGGGTAGAACGAGCGGCAGCATATGACGCTTATCTGGAAGAGCTGGCCAGAGAGCAGAACGAGGCGGAGATCCTCAAGATGCGAAAGAACCATGCACTGCTGGCCTCTCAAATGATTACCAAGGCAGCCAAGAGGCTGCTCACCATGCCGGAAGAGGAGATAACCGCAGCCGACCTCGTGCGCCTGGTCGATGTCGGAGTGAAAATCGAAAGATTGAGCCGCGGCGAATCCACCGAAAACAAACAGATAAGCGGCGAGGCGAAGGTCATTCACCAGGGAGAAGTCACGGTTAAAAATCCGATGAGCCTGGACCTTTCCCGTTTATCTGACGAGGAGCTGTCGGAGCTTGAACAGCTACTGGAAAAACTACATTCAGAGCCCGATGTTTGATGTCAACGCTCTGCGGGAAGCGATCCTGAAGGAGAAGGCGGAGCGCAATCTTTCAGAGTTCATCAAGCAGGCGTGGCAAGTTATCGAACCAGGCACACCGTATGTAGAGAACTGGCACATCGATTATATAAGCGAGTATCTCCAGGCGGTGGATAACAGCGAGATATTGAGGCTTATAATCAACATCCCGCCCCGGCACATGAAGTCCATACAAACAACAGTGTGCTACCCGGCCTGGTCATGGATCAAGACGCCGACAAAGCGCTTCATCAAGGTTTCATACAGTGACAGCTTATCCAGGAAGCACAATGTGCTCTGCAGAGATATCATCAGGAGCCCATGGTACCAGAAAAACTGGGGAGACCGGTTCAAGATTAAGGACGACGTCGACAGGCAGGACGAGTTCAAGAACGACCACCACGGAATGATGTTCTCCACCAGCGTCGGCGGCCGATTAACCGGTGAAGGTGGAGACGTAATCATCGTGGACGACCCGCAGAACCCTCTCATGGCCAACAGCGCCACAGAGAGAGAAGCATCGATAGCTTTCTTTAAGAACACCCTGCAGACCCGTCTGAATGACCCGAAAAAGGGCGCGATAATAGTAATCATGCAGAGGCTGCACGAGAACGACCTAACCGGATACATTCTTTCAGAGCAGCTGGGATATGAACATATATGTCTGCCGGCAGAAGCTCCGGAAAGGACAGTTATTCATTTCCCGATAAGCGGCCGGGAGATCATCCGGGAGGAAGGAGATCTTCTCAATCCAGGACGATTTGATAAAGAAGCCCTGGAAGGCCTCAAAAAATCCATGGGAAGTTCTCAATACGCCGGCCAGTTCCAACAGACACCGGCGCCGGCTGAAGGTCTTATCTTCAAGAGAGAATGGCTGGGGAATTTCTTCAAGACAGCACCTCACCAGAGCATGCTTATTCAAACCTGGGATATGCCGTTCACCAAGAGCGAAGGCAGCGCCAAATGCGCCGGCATTATCATGGGGAGAAACGGCTCGAATATTTACATCCATGACCTGGTGAACGACAAAATGAGCTTCACAGAGAGCGTGGCTGCAGTTCGCACACTTACCGGCAAATGGCCGAAAGCCAGGGCGAAGGTTATAGAAAACAAAGCGAACGGCCCGGCCATCGTTGACCTTCTGAAAAAAGAGATCCCAGGCATGGTAGAGTTCAACCCGAAGGGAAGCAAGGAAGAGCGTGCCATCAGTGTGACACCTTACTTTGAAGCAGGGAACATCTGGTTCCCGGACCCGGAAACGCACCCATGGGTGCATGACCTAATCAACGACCTTTTGATATTCCCAAAGGGAACATACAAGGACACCGTCGACGCCCTGGTGCAAGGGATTTTATACCTCATGGACAAACCATCCATGACAGGACCGCCAAAGAACAGTACGCTCACCAAGAGCAGCTACTGGCGAAGATAAGAAAAAGCACTATACAAGTACAGTGCAAGTATGGTGCTTGAATGATATCAATATCAGCCCAGCACAGGGAGAGCACGAAAAAAGGAGAGATAAACTCAAAATCTGTGTCGAAGGATAAAAATCGACACAACAATGATGAGCTTACAAGAGCGTTCAAAACGCTCATTTTTTATTCCCGTCAACTGTTCCAAACCCAGCAATCATGCGGCTTTGCAAAAAGCACTGTACAAGCACCATACAAGTACAGTAAAAGCACAGAACAAGCCCTGCTGGTACCCTTTTACCTATTACCTATTACCTATTACCTTTTACCTATTACCTATCACTATATAGTGCGACGGGTAGGATGGGAAAGGAGGGATAAATAAATCAAAGAGAGGAGAGATCCATCATGGACGCTAAAGGCTGTCAATTAAGAGCTCGCTTCCTTCAGGAAGCCGAGGAGAAAGGACCTACAGCACAAATGCTGATAGTAGCTGTCAAGCTGCCGACCGGAGCCGTCGAGCTTATCACAAACACGGCCCTGCTGCACACAAAGATAGACTACTACAAGAACGCATACAACGATGAGTTCAGGCTAAAGGGAAATACCAATGTGCAGATAGTAGGCTTCATGTTTGTGTAGCCAGGACAAGGCGGAAAGGGAGGTGAGAAAGTAAATGGCTAACGATAATTACAGGGAAATCGGCCGCATCGGGCAAAAGCGATATGGCGGCTTCTTTTATGAGGAGTTCCTGAAGGAGCTCCAGGGAAGGAAAGGCGTCGAGGTTTACAAGGAGATGAGCGAAAACGACGATGTAATCGGCGCAATTCTCTATGCAATCGAGATGCTGATCAGGCAAGCGTCCTGGACGGTTCAACCAGGAGGACCAACAGCAAAGGACGAGGAGGCCGCAGAGTTCATTTATCAGTGCATGGACGATATGCAGGACACCTGGACCGACACCATATCGGAAATCCTTTCATTCCTGACATACGGATGGAGTGCTCACGAAATCGTGTATAAAAGGCGCGCCGGCAAGAGCAAGGATCCGCGACTAAACAGCAAGTACAGCGACGGCCTCATAGGATGGCGCAAGCTGCCAATCAGGGCCCAGGAAACCCTCTGGGAATGGTTATATGACGATGAGGACAATCTCCTGGGAATGATCCAAATGCCGCCGCCAAAGTATGAGCTCATCACGATACCGATTGAAAAGTTGCTGATATTCAGGACCAAGAGCCGAAAAGGCAGCCCTGAAGGAAAGAGCATTCTCCGTAATGCATACCGCAGCTGGTACTTCAAGCGAAGGATCCAGGAGATAGAGGGAATAGGTATCGAAAGAGACCTGGCCGGTTTTCCGACGTTGACAGCTCCGGAGGGAATGAACATCTGGGATGAAGACGACCCGGAAATGGTAGCTGTCAGACTGGCCGCAGACAGAATCGTCCAAAACATCAGGAGAGACAGCCTCGAAGGCCTGACATTGCCGTCCGGCTGGAAATTGGAGCTCTTAAGCACCGGAGGGCGCCGGCAATTTGATACCAATGCAATCATTGAGCGATACGACACCAGGATAGCAATGACCGTCCTGGCCGATTTCGTTTTATTGGGTCACCAGAAGGTGGGCAGCTTTGCATTATCCAGTGACAAGACGGAACTCTTTGCAATGGCCGTCGGCGCATACCTGGACATCATCTGCGAAACTTTCAACAACAAGGCAATCCCAGCGCTGATTGATTTAAACGCTCAACACTTCGCCGGCATCACCGATTATCCTACGCTGCAGCATGGCGACATTGAGAGCGCAGACATTCAGGCTCTGGCCTCTTATATCAAGGATATGACAGGCGTCGGCATACTGGTACCGGACGACCACCTCGAAGATTATGTGAGAGAAGTGGCCGGCCTGCCAGAAAGGCTGGATGAAGGGACCAATCCAAGGAAGCCAAGGCCAACAAGAGAGCGCAATCCTGACGTTCAGCCAGGCAAGGAGGCAGACATTGACGATCTGGGAGATTTAGAGGACGATGAGGAAGCTGTAAAGAAGGCCATGGAGAGATTGGGGAGGTATGATTGATGTTCAGGATCCGGAAGTCAATTCACCTTCATCCGATATACAAGGCAAAGAAGAAAAGTAAAGCAGCGCAAGAGGTCCTCGA